CTCTTTACCCTCAAAATCCCATTCACGCTTTGCCCAATATCCAGTGGAGTTCTCGAAGTAAATCTCTTTACCCTCAAAATCCCATTCACGCTTTGCCCAATATCCAGTGGAGTTCTCGAAGTAAATCTCTTTACCCTCAAAATCCCATTCACGCTTTGCCCAATATCCAGTGGAGTTCTCGAAGTAAATCTCTTTACCCTCAAAATCCCATTCACGCTTTGCCCAATATCCAGTGGAGTTCTCGAAGTAAATCTCTTTACCCTCAAAATCCCATTCACGCTTTGCCCAATATCCAGTGGAGTTCTCGTAGTAAAAAATCTCTTTACCCTCGGAATCAAATTCATATTTTGCCCAATATCCAGAGGAGTCCTCCAAGTAAATCAGATTACCTTTGGAATCGATTTTTCGCTTTTCCCAATATCCAGTGGAGTCCTCCCAGTAAATCTGATTGTTCTTGGAATCTTTGATAATAAATGGGAATTCTTTAATCTTTAATTGTTGCGCTATTGTCATTGTGTTGATTGTATTCTAGTTTTTTAAGCATAAGCACCATGTGCTGTGTGATCTGGTTTTTCGAATTTGTCGCATCGACATTCCCACATTGGAAATGAATCATAATATCCTTTGTATTCGATTGATTTCATTTCTGCTAGACAGAAAGGGCAAACAGGCTTACCAGAAGAAAATTTTTCTTTTAGTTCGCGGATTTCTTTTTCCATCTTTTCGAATTCCATCGCTTCATCCACGCATCCAGCAGCGTAGAGATTTAATGCGGATTGGCTTGTTTTAGGAGATTCTTCTCTGTTCATATTATTTCGGGACTGATAACCATGTTAATACACCAGATGCCAGTGTCGTTACTATACGGACGATATTTGCTGTTCCTCCATCAACACCAATTTCTTGTAGTAAAGGGGATGCTATGAAAAAAGCTAATCCAAAAATAAAAATACCAATAACGAAAAAGGCAGGGACACCATAATCCAGTGCCATGATTCTTGAAAGAATGTAGCAACCAATTAAAGCCAATCCAAAGGAAAATAATCCTGCATTCATAGCTATTCCGATTAGAAACAAAATAAGTCCCACTCCAATATAAGGTAATTTAAACATGGCTCAATTGTATTTTAGTTTTTAATTGCGTTCTTTTAATTGTTGTTCAAGTTCAAAGACTCGTCGAGCAAGTGTGGCGTTAGCATCACGGAGAACTTCAATGTCCTTTGGCAAGCATGGCAACCCTTCTGCGAGCTTGTCAGCATATTCTGAGAGTTCCCTATAGTCATTGTAGCGCACCCACTCTCCAGAGCTATTAAGCTCCATTTCGGCAGAGAAGTAATCAAATTTGTATTCGCGTAGAATTGGGGTGTATGTTTGGATTTTTTCCATATTTTATTGTTTAAAATCGATTAAAATTAATTCCGCTTCGGAACGGTCTGCGCCAACCTTTTCAGTATCCGAGTTTTAGGGAGGATAGAATTACTGCCTGTCATTACTGACTTTATCCGCGCACCCGAAGGCTCCATTTCTCGATCCCACCAGTCTCCGTGCTAAGTGAATAGTAGAGGGAGGTTCTGGTCATGTATTGATACTGCCGAAGCGAAAAATCGTTAATTGGAATGGTTACGTTGATTACCTTTGCGGCTTCTGTGTTTGCTCTCAGGGGCATCCCATCGAGTGTCACAAGCTTTGCCCTCAAAAATACGAGTGCCATTGTTGTTTTGATCTTTCTTGCTTGCGAATCCCGCACGATTCGCGGACTTAGTGTTCTTGTTTGCCATATATATTATTTTGTTGTGTTGATTGTATTCTAGTTTTTAAGATGCGTGAGTCGGATTTGAACCGACGAACAAGAGATTTGCAATCTCCCCCATTAGACCGCTCTGGCATCACGCAATTGGCGGGGTGAGAAGGGATCGAACCTCCGCAACCTGTCAAGGTTGTCTCTGGTTTTCAAGACCAGACCATTACCGCTCTGGCATCACCCCATGTTATCACGAATGCTCATCAATGTCAAGCGTTGATCGAGTTGTTCGTTAATCATTTTCATCCATTTATTTTTTTTATCCTCACTAGCATCTTGCCAAGATTCACGAAGAATAGGAAGGTTTTTATCAATCTTTTTAATGTAAGTTAGATTTGCTCCCGCATCGTATTGTTTTTCTAATTTTGTTACCATATTATTTACTTTTAATAAGTTCTGTTGCTTTCTCCATAAAATATACTTTTGGTGCTACTTTGATTTGTATTGCTGTGGGTATGTTTTTTAGTGAACTACATATAAAGATAAAGAATGTAGTAAATAAAAATATACTAGAACAAATTGCGCCACCGAAATATAATTCTGATAGAGCAGGATCATTGTCATTTTTATATTTTTTCCAACATTTACGCATAATAAGTCCAAATACGACAAATCCTAATAGTGCCATACAAGGCGCATAAAAACACTCCAAGAATTTCCAGTGAAGGTATTCGTGAATGAAAGGAGGCACTTCTTTCGAAGCAAAGTCTCCAATAGCCTGTGCGGATGTTTCGAGCCATCCAATCAATTTCGTTTCCAATTCGTTTGTCATGTGTTCAGTATATTCTAGTTTTTAAATTTCGCGGATGATCAATTCACAATTCTTAACATTGGGAATTCTATCGAAGTCTTCCACACTCACGTTGTCAATGATCATCAGCATTGTCTTGATAAATTCACCATGAGACACGATAACAGCAGTGTCAGCAGTGTCAGCAGCTTGAGTCTTCAACCAATTCAGAAAGATGAATGCTCTCTGATGGCAATCAGCGAATGATTCCCCACCATCAGGACGACGATAGAAGTCAAACAGGTGATTGCGTTCTTCTCTATTTTTACAGGCTTCATATTCATTTCGGAGATTACCCCACTCACGTTCGCGAATCAAGACATGCTCTTCTTTATAAAATGGAATATAGAGAGGAAAGTGTGTATTGATAATTTTCATTGTCTCTTTTGCTCGCACATAAGGACTATGAATCAATAAAAATTCATTTGATGAGAGAAGCTCTGCACGAATCTCTTCCCCAACTTTATTTGCTTGCTCTTTACCCTTTTCTGTTAGAGGAACAGACCAATCAGGCATTTTAAAATAGACTGACTTGTTAATGTTCCCCTCTGATTGTCCATGACGAGTGATTAGTAATTTCATATTAGTTCTCTTCCTCCATATTAGTCTCTCCCTTGTCTCTATCAGCAGATTCTCCTAATAAAAACATTGGACTCTTGTATTTCAAAGCAGTCTTCTTGGGATCATTTTCATTACGAATAACAATACCTTCATTGACGACACCAGTAGTGCAGAACTCACAAGTTTTATCAAGATACTTGTCTTTCAAATCTGTTAGGAATTTCTCTCTCCATATCGAAGGATCGTATTCGGATTTGTAAAAAATATTAAACATATCTTTCGCTTTACCTCTGTAGTAATCAGGAACTTGTTTGATTCCTTCTTCCATACAAAATCCTTCAATTTCACCCCAAGAGCATTCACGAATACCATTAGGAGTGTTCTCTGTCATACGATAGACAAAGAAGTCGCATTCGCCTTGTTTGACACCGTAATCGTAATTCTTTTGCACCATCTTGTTAGAAGATGTGTATCCCACGATCTCACCATAGATTGTATAATTCTTAGGAATCTTACCATTCAAACGAGATGCAATCACACCCCAAACATCATCAGTGAATTTACCATCACGACGATTCTTTAAGATAGTTCTCGACGAATAAACCAACTTATGTTCTGTGTCTTCAATATTCAATCCAATTTTCTTACCAATGTATTGGAAGATATTGAATGGTTTTTTACAAAGAACATTACCATACACCGCAGACGTTCCATGCATTTTACAAGATACCACAACATCATTATCAGGATCGACTTTGAAGATGTTCTTACCTAATTGCTCAGTAGAACCATGAAAGTGCCATTGCCCATCCACAATCAAGCTACCGATACCTTGCTTGTTCTTATCATAGAGGTAATTGATACCAGTGTATAGATGCTTACGAATGGGAAGAGGGAAGACACGAACAGTATTTTCAATCCATTTTGGAATGCGCTTCTTAGATTCGTTTTGATTGCCACTCTTGCGTTCTCCTGATACATATTTCTTCGCCAGTAGATCATCATTGACAGTATCAAATGACTCTCCCAATTTGAACACAGATTCTTTAACACCATAGTATTCAGCAAGCTTAGATACTTTGAAAAGGAATCCTTGACTTGGAATCTCACGGAGCTTTACTGCTTTCACCCTAGAATATCCATCACCCTTAATGCTGAAAAAACCCTTGGTCTTACCATCAGCATTCGATTCTGCTTTATCTAACAGATTTGCCCATGCTAAGAACTTCTGTGAGATACAAGATTCCACTGGAAAATAGCATAGTGGTTCGCCTTTTTGATATTGTCCTTTGGCAACGATCACATCACCACCAAACACAGTAGCAATCTCCAGACGGTCGGCGTTTGGATGCTGTTTCAATTCAGGGCATTCAATCACCGTGGCAAGGTAATTGGGATCACAATTTTTTGAGATACTAATCATAATTCTTCTTCGATTTCTTTTACAGTAATTTTATATTTTGGTTCACCACCAACATTGATTTCTAAGGATTTATTAACTCCGACATACTGAATCATTGTTTGTAGGAAGTCACTGGTCACGGTATGTTTACCTTGTTTCCAAGTTCTACCATCTTTACAAAGATATCCAGCAAATACATCATCTGATAATGCTGCCATACCTAATCTAATTTCATTTTTCATTTCGTCAATTCTTTATGTAATTTCTGACACTCTTGAGCGATCTTCCACACAGCATTCACGCCACGACCGAACTTCTGAAGCTTACCCTCTCCAACCATTTCACGTAGAATGTTACCAGCGGTTTGACCTGACACGTTCAGCTTATCACAGATACGATCTAATGTCAAGTGAGGAGGTTCATCCATTGCAAGAATTTCTTCTTTACGCTTCTCGTTAGCAGGTTCTTTATCTTTCTTCTCTTTGACTTCCTCAGTAGGAGCAGTGTAAAGACCTTTGAAATCAAAACCATTGGCATTCATAATAGCCATGTGAGTCTTAGTCTCACCGAAGCGATTCTTATAAACATCGATCAGACGCATGGAATTGTCATCTTTATCCACCGTTACACGCATGTTCACATCGACAGCATGGATAACATCAGTGCCACCTTTGGGAAGACCACTGACAGTGATGTGAAGAACGAATACCAACACGCAACCAGTCTCTTTAGCAGTGGAAAGGAGCAAGTCTTGTGCATATTGATTGAACTCTCTCTTCTTCATATTCTTATTAGAACGAAGAGCTTGAAAGCTATCCACGACCATGAAATCATATGAGTGCATGGCAGCAGCGATTTCTTCCACATCCTTGATGTGAGCCACATCCACATCAGTCACTCCGAGACGCTTGCAAGCATAGGCGATTTGAATATGAGATTCTTCACCAGAAGCGATTGCAGCACGTTTACCTTGTGTGGTGAGCATCTGTGACACCTGACAGAGAAGAGTGGACTTACCAGCACCTGGAGTGCCAGTGATGGTGATGGCACTACCTGCCATGAATCCTTTGAATTGTTCAGTGCCGAACATGATATCAATCTCATTGTTACCAGTTGACATGCGATTATAGAACGCATCGGGAATTTCAATGGACGAGCATTTTGCGAATTTTGTTTCTAAAGTGTTAAGTTGCATGTCGTGAGTGTATTCTAGTTTTTAAACGTAGTCCTCTTCTTTACCATAAGATGTGAACGATGGTTCATTGAAGTCAATTCTACCATCATCGTAACCTTTCTCGTAACCAGAACCAAAGGATTCATGTCCAATGGTTTCCAGCAAGTCAGTGATGTCATTTCGGTCTTCTTGGTTGATTTGATATTTACCAAGAATGTTTTCAATTTGTTTATGGATGTTCATAGGTTCTTGTTTTCTCGTTATGTCGATTTCTATTTTATCATCATGAAATTTGATAATACCGTCTTTCACTAATTTGTCAGTGATTTCATTACACTTCGGATTACCACCCCATTGTTCTCTAGTTTTTAAAGAGAGATTTGGAGAGGCAAAGATCATACTTATTGTGGCGATTTCTTCAAGAGAGAATCTACCGTCAAAAAGTTCCAGAGGTATTGTAATATCATTTGTTTGCATACTTTTCACTGATTATCTTAGTGGCATCCCACCAATCTGTCAAGTCATAATTTTCGCTAATTAGGTGCATGGAATATTTCTCTTCATCTGTATATGATCGAGAGCATAAAATAATATCCTCTCGACCACAAAGCACTAAGGTTTCTTCCATGAGATGATGATATTCAGGATCGTAATCAAGAATAGCAGTCCCTCCTAATTCCATTGGTAACATATTAAGCTTGTAGTCCATCTAAGTATACTCCCAATGTTTCAATTTTAAACATACCCATCAGATTAATTCGATTGGCAGAGCGATAGAACTCACCACTTTGAAATCCAGAATTACCTCCATATACAAATGCCACTGCATTTGATTTAACACGTTGATAAAATTCTGGTAATTCTTTCGATACTCCAACATCCACCAAAAATTGTGCTAATCTTTGAATGGCATCATCAGAGGATTTTGAAGAACCGATGAACACAAACCCAAGATTATCATTGTGATAATACTTGAGTTCATGAATAGGTAATGTTTTTTCAGAAATCATCATTCACAAAATAATTTTACGATGACTGCCAATACCACAATAGCGATTATTAACAAAATGGTAATCCAGATAGGGGAAAGAACCCACCACCATGACCACGCAATTACTCCACACAATTTCAGAACTACAAATGCCACGGTCAAAAGACCAGTAAATCCAATTCCACCATTACTACTATTTTTCTCACTCATCGTCTTGTTCTTCTTGTTCTTCTAATTCTTTTAAAAATTCTTCTTCCGTTGGAAGATTATTTAAATCATATTTTTTCTTTAATTTAATTGGATAATATTGTGGTTCTCGATGAGACTTCTCATATTCCATATTAGAAAACCTTTCACCCTCATGAGGTTCTTTGACAAATCCCTCATAGACTTCAAAAGTATTTTCATCAAAGTCCACGACATAAGCCCATTCACAGAATAAAGAATCACCAGCAAAATCCAATCGATTATGTAACTTATCCATTTTCCATGTATATGTCACTGATTCACGATCACCATCCCATGCAACCAATTCACTTTTAATATATTCCCCATTTTGAAGAAATTCTAAAATGCGACCACCGCAATCCCGACTGAATTGCCACGGCAATTCTTCGTTGGATTTGTTGATCAATTCAATTTCTTCTTCATTCAGGAATTGAACTTCTCGAAGTCGTTTCTCCATCAGAGGACGATTCAGCTTATTTCGCAAGAAATTAAGAATCGTAACACCCTGACCAGAGGGATAACCATCCCATTGTCCATATTGAGATACTTTGTAGCTATTATCAATAGCCACACATGTTAAATTTCTTGTTCCCATATTATTGTTTGAAGTATTTGTTAGCGCGGGTTTTCATATGTTCAATTGCTTCACTCACCGATTTATGGCGATCATCCACTTTAGGCAATTGAAATTCATTTGCATTTGCTCGCGCCACTGCAATTTTGATACCAAGCTCACGATCCCATTTGTCAATAGGATTGTGGAGAGAGTATCCATAATGAATTTTCCCGTCTTGTTTAAATGCCACAACTACTCCGTGTGGTTTCCGATCTGCGTTTCTAATATAATTGATTAACATCGTGTTCATAGTATATTCTAGTTTTTAAAAGTCAAGTTTCATTTGATTGGGGTCTTCAGGTTTTGGTCTTACTGGAAAGTATTCTGTCGCATCATAAACCTCGTAGAACTTAGCAGTTTCTCGCGTTGTTTTCCGAATAGAATCGGTTTCCAAATCATCAGCCCACCCATAGTCGTCCCAATCACCTTCGTCAAGCGTTTCCACTGTTGCTTCGGAAATCAATTTCTTATCTCTCCATGTAATCTCTTCTCCTTTTGGGACTTTAATATAGACCTCGGAGTAAGATTTTTTAACCACCTCCACAATATAGTAATCATGTTCTTCTTCCATATTTTATTATTTTTTGGGTTTATGTTCGTCACTCGCAGCTTTACATATAGCAATCACCGCAAGCAAAAAAAGACAGTAAAAGATGAATAGTATAGTATACCACATATTTTTTTATTTTTGATTATCTACGTTTTTTGTTGTTTCGAATTTTGCTCGCAATGCTTCATATTGTTTGCGCTCCCAGTCAAGTTGTTTTTTATTTCTGATTGCTTCATTCGCTTCAGCTTGTGCAGACTCTTCAGGTGTCATATATCTAGTTGCGCTAATATCAAGATACCCATCGTTTCCTCGAAAAAATTCAACAGATGTGCTAATTGCGCCTAGTTCTTTTGCTTTTTGGTTAAGTTGCTCAAGCGTTTCAATTAACTCTTCGATTGATTCACCGTAACCAATGCTGCTGTTACGTTCTAATTCAAATTGTTTTGTTCTTTTCATATTTTTTATTGGAATAGTTTGTTTGTTATTTTTGCTTTTATTCTGTCACGTTCATCTTGTCTCACATTTGAGACGATGTGATCAATAATTTCTCCAAAAGAAGGGTAATGATAAAACGTATCAATGTGATTATTCCCCCACGGTTCGTATTCGATTTCTACTTTTGTTTTTGTTTTAAGCTTTTGCTCTGTGACTTTAAAGCCTAGTTCTTCTAATTGTTTTTTCGTAAGAGCTTTGCGATCCATTATTTTTTAATTGTTGGTCTGCTTATTTTGTTTTTCAAATATAATTTTCATATTATTTGATTGTAATCATTTTTGGCCACCAAGGATAAACATTACCATGTTTCCCGTTCGCAATAGTGATATGTAGTCCACGATAGCCATCGTTCTCCATGATATTAAGGTCTTTTTTCATATTGTCAAGGGTTTCCGAATAAACTTTCAGATAAAACATAATAAATCCTTTGGTATATCCACCCCGAATCATATATGGATCATACTGAAAATCTACACGTTCTCCATCGTAATACACAGCACGTTGCCAATTGACATCTTTGTGAAATTTGGGATTGGTGATGGTGATATGAGCATTATGTAAAGGACGTTGTAGGAGAATCCAATATTTTTTCGATAGATGCCAGTGGTAATAATCAATAATATCAGGAGAAGTCTCAACGACGATGCGTTGTTTATCTCTTTCTACTTTAATTACCCCACTGGCATTGATCATGCACCGATTGTAATCTAGTTTTTAATTTAATTCTTCCCACCGATTTTTAGCTGCTTTCAAACACTTAATAATTCTCTTCAATGTTTCAATATCTTTAATTTCGCCATCGTTCGGCAATCCAGAGATAAGCACAAAACATTTATTTTCTTTGACAAGTGTGACCTCAAAATTGATGAGTTTATTATCGTTATATGTTTTAAATACAATTTCTTCGCTAATTTCTTCTTCCATAATTAATTAATCCAATCGGGTTTATTACGCTTCCAAGCATGAATATGCTTCTTATCTAAAATAATATATTGTTTGTATTTGTCAATAGCTGACAGTGACTCAAAATTTGGTAATTTCCGACACTCACAATCACCAGCAATGGCAATTGCAAAAGGTTTTAGATCGAAGTCATCAAATCCTAACAAGTGAGCATGATCTTCACACCATTCCAATACTGCTTGAGACTTGTGAATCTTACTGTAACGTGCTGTGTATTCATCGAAGATAGCATGAGCATGAGCAATCAACCATTGGAAGTTGTCATAGCTTGCTCTTGTCCAAATAGATGAGGGATGCGAACGATGCGATGGTTTATAAGGAGCTTCGATACCTTGTTCATGATAAGCAGTACACAAAAGCTGAACCGATTCTAAGCCTTGTTTAACACAATGTTTGTCTACTAACCATCTTGCAGATTGATCAGGATCGTTTGAAGTGCTGAAGATATTCATGATATAAAAATGATTAAAAATACATTCAAAATACTAAATAAGTGTATGACAAAAAGATCGAAAATATGGACAAAAGACGAAGTTAATTTTTTAAAAGAATTTTACGCTATTAAAGGTGCTGTTTATTGCGCGGAAAAATTGAGTGATCGAACCGTTGAATCTGTAAGAATAAAGGCTAATAGATTGAACATAGATAGAGATGTTGTTAGTCGCTATAATCAAACTATTACCCCTGATGGTTACAAACATTGTCCGTCATGTTCTCAAATATTACCATTGGGGTTCTTCTATAGGAAAAACAGTAAGAATGAATACGATGAAGAAAAAACATATAGAATTTGTAGGTCTTGTTCAATGGAAAAAGCAAAAAGAAATTATAGAACACATAAAAGTTCCAACGTGGAAAATTATAAAAAAAATCCAGTCAAAAAGTTTTTTCAAAATTTAAAAGGTAGAGCTAAAAGAGAAAACATATTATTCAATTTAGACATGGAAGATATCGTGATACCCGAATTCTGTCCTGTATTGGGAATCCCGATAATAACTTTCAGTAATTCTGATAATTCACCATCGGTTGATAAATTTAATCCAAAATTAGGATATGTGAAAGATAATATATATGTTATATCTAAAAGAGCCAATAGAATAAAGTGTGATGCTAATATAGAAGAATTAGAAAAAGTATTATTTTGGATGAAATCTAAAATGTAGCCCATTTTGGAACAATGACGATCCACTAACCATCTTGCAGATTGATCAGGATCGTTTGAAGTGCTGAAGATATTCATGGGTAAATTGTATTCTAGTTTTTAATGGATGATACATCAGTCATAAATCGAGTTAATGCTGTATATACCATACATTATCCTTTCCATAGTAAATAAAAAATGCCCCATATTTCAGGGGCATTTTTAAGAGTGGATTAGAACGAGCGAATACCGTTCATCCTAATCTCGGTTGCCAAGTCTCGGACATCAACACTTGCCCATTGTGTGGAGTGTTGATTTTTAGAAATGGCAACATTAGCTCCTCCTCCTAGAATATGAAACGAGCCGTCTTTCAACTGCACCATCTGAACTGAAAAAATTTTCGGATGTTTGCGTTGATCTTGGGTAAGAAGTCAATGGTTGTTTTTACGTTGGTTTCTAACTGTTGTTGTTTTTGTTGTTGTTGTTTTATTGTTTTCCATAACTTTTTTATATTACTATTGTTTTTTGTTTTGTCAATCATCAATGATGATCAAATATTTGCATTTCTTTTGTGGACATCACATCTTCAATTTCTTCAAATGACCAGATATCCTTTTTCCAATCCCAAGAGCAGTCCAGACACTTACCCATAGGATGTTCTGGATTTCTTGACTTATCCGTATTATGACTATGACCATGAAGGTGAAATGAATTACGTGAATTATTATTCCAAGTCTTGATAGGGAAATGTTGTAGAACAATTAATTTCTTTCCAATATAAATTTCTTGGTAATTACCCAAAAACACCACATTGTTAAATCGCATGGGATATACTTCAATTTCGGGATCACCATACTTTTCCAATACCGCTTGTCGGTAGATGCGGAACGTATTACTAGAGTGATTACCCCACAATGTATGTATATTTTGACAATTGATTCGTGAGAACCATTCCAAGACCTGCTCATCTGTAGCATTCAAAAATCCATCTCCAAGAAAATATAAAAAATCATCTTCTTTAACTTTCGCATTGATTTTGCTCACCACGTCATCCACAGATTCTTGAGGGGAATTATAACCTCTCATTTTCCAAATGGGAATGTCCCATTTCGGATCGTGGTAATTATGCCAATCGCTTGAAAAAAAGATTTTGTTTCTATCTTCCCATTTGTGTTTGATATTTTTATTCACTTTGTTTAATTTTTTCAATAATATCATCAATACCTTGAATGATTTCAAAGGTATCACCATCTTCCACTACCAAACATGGAACATTACGAATACCATGTTTTTTGAACCATTCAATGTTTTGTGGATCATTGTAATTTTTAATTTCCACAGTTAATTCCAATTTCTCCAGTCTTGCTTTAAGCAAGTGACATGGACCGCAAGTTGCGCTCGTTGCTAGTGTTTTTTTCATTTTTT